CATCCAGATAAACTGATTTACCTGCAGGTTGAGTACAAAATACATCTTTTGAACCTGCTGTAAAGTTTACCGCGCTATCTGAATTTGAACTCGATAAAATAGTATCTCTAGACAAAGTATCTGTTGCAGCATCGGTAACTGTTCCAAGTCCTACTTCCCACTCGCCTGTTCCAGAATTAACTATTGCGTAGTAAGTAGTATTACCTGTTCCGATACCAGAGACAAATCCTTCAAAATCTTGTACAGCACCACCGAGATCTAGCGTACCAGTCCCTGTAGTGGTGCTTGTCTCTTTAACTCTGTCGTTGAGCACAAGCGCCATTTAATCTCCTTAACTAATTCTTAATATTGCAGCAGATGTTGTAAATGCAGGGAACTGAATAGTAAATGTACCAGCTGTCGCTGTTTTGTCTCCACCAAAATCTAATACTGCAACTGCATCAGTAGTACCTGTACCACCATCAGTTGTTGTATTATAAATTAAAGCTCCTCTTGCTGTTAATGTAACACCTGTAAATGATAAATCAGAAAAATCTGTGATTGCAACACCAGATGAAACCTTTACTCCTTGGTTAACAAGTGCTTTACCACCTGCTGTGTAACCAGATGAAGCGACTTCGTTTGAAGTAGTGTAGTTTTCAGTTGATGCACCTAAAGTTGCAACTGAAGTGTACATCGCTAGTTTATATGTATCTGATGCAGCATCAAAATCATGTTTTCCTTGTAGTAATTCTTTTTTGAATGAATTACAAATTGCGTTTGTTGTTATAGCCATTTTAATCTCCTTTAACTGTTTGGTGATGGTGACGAAACTTTAATTCTTGGAACGCCATCATCGAATTCTGCTCTTCTTCTTCTACCCATTTGTTGAATAGCAAAAGCTTGTATTTCTTCATTATACTTTGTTTTATACAGGTTGTACATATCTAAGGGTCCTTTTAAATAAGAAAATGCTTCTGTTAAAACTCCATGTAATAACATAGATTCTTGATATTGTGATAAATAGGTAGCAGTGCTGCTGTCAAAATGAGGGGGTGTTACGATATAATTTAATTGTACCCCATATGCAATGTCTGGAGTAGGTGCAACAACAATAGTTGCATCATCCCAATTCGCATAATATTTAGGTTTACCTGTAGCACCTGTGCTATTGTATTCTGATATAAAACTTGTATCTCTTTTTTCCATGAATTCTCTATCACTAGTAATTGTTGCATCAGCAAATACTTGCAATGATCTAATAATTAAAAAATCTGCAGGAGTAACTAAATATCTTTTATTAGCTGTAAACGAAGAGGTAGCGTATTTTCTAGTATCATCATAATCAACTTGTCCTGCAATATCTAGTTCTGTATTTCTAATAAATTGATCAATTAAGGTATCAGATAATACATTGCTATCCACTTCTGTATAGTTTCTTACCTGTGTTAAAAAATCTGAATGTGATATAGCCATTATGTAATACTCACGGTTACGGATTTAATTTGAATAGATAACTGTCTTCTTCTGTTTTGTAAAGATGGGTCTGCAGGAATCATAGCAGAGGTTCCTTGATTATTAAATGCAAAATCTCCAGGTAATTCTAAATCAGCAACACCAACTGATGCTCCTCCAGAATCTGCAAATAAACCTGCTACTAAAGTAGGTTGTTGAAATTTTTGTGATCTTGGATTTTTTAAAGCTATTGCATCTGCTTTATGATATGGTGGATCCAGTTGTGGATGCTTTGGTTCATACTCAGATATATGTACTATAGAACCATTCCACTCTTTGACCATTTCTGTATATGGGAATGCTTGTCCTGATCTATCAGATATAGCTTGTGATTTTTTACCTCTTGCATAAGACATTACACACCATCTCCAAAATAAGTTTGAGGTGATATATAAACAGAAGTTCTTGAACCATCTTCATTTAATGCTCTTAATAACTCATCCTCATATAATTGTTTTAAAAGTTGTATTCTATCTGGTGCGTTTTTTTGAGATAAGTAATAAGCTAATCCTGCACACATACATGGTAAAAATCTGTAAGCAACATCTGCAGTATTAGTAAATGCACCTGCATCTTCTATTCTGTTAATTGTATAATATTTTAAAGTTGTATACGTTGTTGCATCTGGCGCTAAGTATAAACTAATCGTAGGTGTTGTTTGTCTGTTCACATAATATTGTGAAGGTTGTCCAGTTGCTAATTTATTTGGTAAAGCTGCATATGCTGATCTATCAATTTTTGTAAGTGAAATATCGTTAGTAGATGAATTATCTCCTGCAGCTGCAGTTGTTGAAATATATGCTTCTAATACATCATTAACGTCTGTTGGAGTATTATAAGTTGCAGTTCCTGCAGTTAAGGCTTGTTCATTGAGTTGAACTTTCCAAAGGTGAATACCTCTGTTACCCCATTCAGCAAATAAAAGATTTAAACTTCTTCTGGCACTTCTTATATCATTACCACTATTGGTTCGCATACCACATCGTTCATACGCTTCCTCAATAATATCATCGATCTGTAAATCGAATGCTGTGGTTCCTGATGTTGTCATAGTTCATTACATTAAATCTTTATAGTAATCCATAGATTTACCAGGGATTAAATCTTCATCTTGTAGACCCATACCAGAAGTTCTAGCTGCGCCATAACCTTGTTTCATTTCACCACCCATAGATTTTTTAGCCATCTGTTGTTCAGTTGCTTTTTGATATAAATCTTTCATAGGAAGTTTCATACCACTTTCTTTGGATAATAAATTCATACCTGGAGAAGCAGATGCTTTTTTCTTCATCACTTTACCAATAGCTTTTGCTCCAATAGCTCCTAATACAGCAGCACCAAGAACAGCTTTCATTGGTTTTTTCATTTCACCACCTTTAGCTTTTTTAGGTATCCTTCTTTTAATTGTTTCAGCTTCCTTATCACTTACCTGAGCTCCTGCTAATTTTTGAATAGTTTTTGCAGCTGTAACTGATGGGCTAGCTGCACTACCAAGTTTTTTAAGAGCATCTTTAAGTTTTTGTTTTGTGTTTGAAGAATCTGGTTTAGTATTTTTAATACGATTCTCTAATAATTTTTTAAGTCTAGCTTTTCTAGTAGGGTCTTTAGACATTTCTTCAGCTTGTTCTGGAGTAGGTCTAAACATCATATCTGTCATTTTACCTTCTTTAGCCTTCATCATGCTTCCTTTTTTAGCATAACCCATTTTATTTCTTACATCTGTAGGTAGTTTACCTAATGACTTCTTTTTGTCCGCTGGGACTGGTTTTAAATTCTTCATAATTTCTCCTTAAAATTTTATACGTCTATCATACCACCGTAGTATCTCTTAGTAAACGTCTTCACATTAGTTGGTTTACCACCAGGATTACCGGCTGCTCTTTTCCTCGCAACAGCAGAACGCTTTTCTGATTCTGTCATTCGGGCTGCTTTTGCAGCAGGCACGCATTTGGGGTACTTTCTGTTTGATCCACTTGCAGATTTTCTTCCACATTCTTTATATCCTCCTCCTTTTTTAGGTGCAGATATATCTACCCATTTTTCATTAAACCACTTAGTAAGACCACCTGATTTAAATTTTTTCTTCCATTTAACACCAAAAAAATCTTTACCTACTTCAAATTGAGTCTGTCCTTTAGTCTCATCAGGTATAAGATTTGCTTTATCATCTAGTGTGCTTTTAGATTTAGTAATAGTTAATCTTGGTTTTCCACCTCCAGGATTATCAATAAGATCTTTGATATCACTACCGGTAATAGTGATGCCATTTCTATTTTGTTGTTTTTTATTGTCTTCTTTGAAACTAAAACCAATGTTGTATAGATCTTGAGTGTTTACACCTCCACTAAATTTTTTTACTTTTGATCCCATTAAAACACGCCTTTGAATCCTTTACCTCTAATCGCGGCTCCACCACCACGAACCTCGCCACCTTGGTTATAATTCTTAGCGCCTTTAGGTCTTAAATAATCTTCTGGATGTTCTTTTACAGGATCATACATTTTACCATCAACCATAAAAGGATCTCC